ATGCTTCACTTTTTATATTTAGCACATATATCACTTTTTTTTTGATTTCGCACAATCTATATTCAATTGAAAATTGAAATATAGATTTCTTAACAATAAATTGAAATCGGAGCATGCTTCACTTTTTATATTTAGCACATATATCACTTTTTTTTTGATTTCGCACAATCTATATTCAATTGAAAATTGAAATATAGATTTCTTAACAATAAATTGAAATCGGAGCATGCTTCACTTTTTGTATTTCGCTACTATATCACTTTTTTTAAATAAAATTTCGCTCTTTATAAATGGGAATATTTAATGATTATTTTATTGATTATTTTATTAATTATTTTAATGATTATTTTATTGATTATTTTATTAATTTATTTATTGAGTTATAATATATTCAAATGTAAAAAGTCACAAGATACACAATATAAATTTAATTAGTCAGTTGTTATACTTTTTAAAAAAATCCACACAAGATGAATTTTAATTTATTAAAATTTATCTTCTTAACAAAAAAAGGGAAATCTAAAATTATTATAAAATATAAAATTAAATTGTTCATTAAAAATTATTATAAATTATAACTTTTAAAAAATCGTGAGCTAAAACAATTGTTGGTGTGGGTTACTTTTAATGTTTCTTTGTATGAAGATAAGCGAAGTGGATCGAATACATATATTAAGAGAATAAAGTGAACGATTATATTTCGGATTAATCTTTTATTGGATATATCAATGGATTTTTTTATTGTACTTTAGATAGCTCTATCGTATAGAATCATTGAATTAGAATGCTCCTTTCAGTCGCCAATATTAAATGTTCTATTTTCCGCTAAAGAATAGAAAATATTTTAGTATTTTATATTCTCGTTTTATTGTGATTTAAATGACTCTATGTTGTTGATATTATGGGGTTCGCTCGCCTGTAGGCTCGCTATATATGGTTGTTATATAAAAAGTTTATAATTCATACTTTCTTTTATATACATTAAAAGCGTATGAGTCAGCTAATATTGATGTCCCACTAGGTGAATATACTAGAAAATTCTTAATTCGTATTTTTGCACACTTAGCATTCTTTCAGAATGCAAGGGTGCGAAAAGGCGAATTTAGAATTCTCTATTATATACAATATCATAAATTCGCCATTTTACCCCCAATATAATTTATATTATCTTGTACTGACTCATGTTCTTTTTTCATTATAATGTACTGACTCGTGTTCTTTTTTTCAATATTTACATGTCAATATCATCAATTATTAGTACTTCTTCATTGTCTTCTTCCCAATCATATATGTTTTTATTTGCTTGTGCGTTTAGATGATACATTTATTGACACTTTTAAAGCACATTTGGCTTAGCTTCTTGCTTTTTTCTAGCTTTCGGTACTTTTTATTTTGCTAACACTTGGAACTTCCAGGTGTTGGCAAAATGATTTTTTTATAATGTTCATTTTCTATCTTTCTTTACTTTTCTATTTTGTAATTGGTTATAATTAAATGTTTAGTTTTTTTTTTTGATGCTGAATAAGTCTTATCATACTCATATTTAATAAAACCATTAAAAATATATTTTATGATTGCATTTGAATTGATAACAAGCATAACTTTGCATTTTGCAGTTTCTAAAAAATCTTTAATGATTATATACATTTCTGTATTATCAATGATTTCATTACTATCATTAATATTTTTGCCATAATTTGTATATGTAGTATTGCTACTTTCTAAATATGGAGGATCTAAAAAAATAAAAGCGTGTGTATTATTTTTATATTTATTTAAAATAGTAGTAAAATCAAATGATGATAATTGAATTTTTTTATCAAAGTTTATTCTATCATTATACTTTGAAATATCTATCGGGGATATTTTACGGTGTTTATATTTAAAAGGATTCACGCCTTTATGCATTATAAATATTTTATTAAGGTAAACCCAATCTTTAATATTTTGTTTTTCTTTAGCTTTTATTTTTTCAAAAGCATTACTATTGAGATTTTTATTTATATAATTTATAATTTTTGGAAGTTGTTCTTTTTGAATATTTGAGTAAAATTTGATAAGATTCTTATTAATATCATTAATAATGTATTTAATTTGTGCATTCGGATTATCTAAACTGTATAAATATGAAATAGATGCAGATCCTGCAAATGGTTCTATAAAATATTTTAATGTGTCACTTTTTGGTATATAGTCTTTAATAATTTTATATTCTTGGCGTTTATTGCCTTCGTATGCAAAATAGAAAGTATTCATATAATTTAAATAACATTATAATTTAATTTATGGAAAGCCTATACATTTTGCTTAACTTGGAACTTCCAGGTGTCGGCAAAATGAATTTTTTATACAGATCATTTTCTATCTTTCTTTACTTTCTTTTTTGCCCTTCTCGTTGCTACAATATTTCTATTACTTTTTAATAAGTCTAATCCAATACTTCTTAAGGACTTCTCTTGAGGATTAAATCCTAATATAGGAAAACCATCATTAGACCATGCTTTAATACTAACATCTAAATGGTTTAATATTACTGTGATCAGTTCATGTTTATTTAACTTATAAATACTATTAACTTTTACAATATGATTGTATTGTTTAAGAATATTGCGAAGTTGTAACACATTAAGTTTTTCTAGGTGTTGTCTCATATAATTTACTAAATAAAAAAATATTTAGTAAATTGCTTTTAACAAATTAATTTAAGAAAAGATTTTTATCTTTTCTTCAATTGCTTTTAACAAAATTAATTTTTACCATAAATATTTTTTACTAAACCAATCAGGAGTATTTTTACCGTAATTTTTATTATGTCTTTTATAATAAAGATCTCTTCGTTTTGTATCTTGATGGTTATAAGAAGAGTATAATCCAATTTTATCATAAAAATGCTCATATGGTTCACCATTCTTTCGAATTGATCCAAAACTAGCAATTTTTTTATCACCAATATACACATCATACTTTTTATTTTTATTAGTTGACTTTTTAAAAATATAATTATCTAATTTAATCATAACTTGGTAAACAAAATAATTTAAACCGATTTAATGTTTATATTATAACATAAAGATTTATCCATATGCTTAATAAAACTAATTGCATATTTATATTTATAAAAAATATATTTATGGTCTGTGTCGTCTATTTTCCAGGAAACAATAAATTTATTTCTACTACTGAACATTTTATATATACTATATTCTTGGATATTATTTATGATTCAACCACAAACACAGAATATTTTTTTATTTAATATTATATATGTCAAATATAGGTTATTCAAAATACTTACATGGAAAATTAGACAAGACTCATATTTACGATGATCTGTTAGCAGAAAGAAGAGCTATAATTGCTCATCGATTCGGTAAATTAACTTTTCAACCATATAGTTTAAAAAGTATTGAGTATTTAATTAGCAACAAAATTTATTTAATTGAAATTGATGTAAATTTAACTCAAGATGCTGTAGATGCTGATAAAGTATTTTATCTTTCACATGGTGATATGGAAGAGGTTGCACAATCTGATAAACCAACAACTGTATTAAGTACTAATTTTAGAAATGTTATGATTAGTCAAGTAACCAACTTATTTAGTGGATGTTCATTACCTTCGTTAGCTGAATTTTTTGAATTTGTTAAAAATTTACCAGTTTGTATATTGATGGAAGATAAAAGCGAAGAGCCACAGAGATTATTTAATTATTGTCAATCTATTGGTCTCACTTCAGAATATTGTATTTTTCAAGATTTTGAAAATGATGCACTGGATATATTCAAAGCAGGTGGTTATAAAACAATGAAAATAGGAAGTAGTTTAACAAGTACCGAAATATCAGATTATGATTACTATTGTTGCGATTCTGGTTCAATTAGTACTTTTCAAGGATATGCAGGTGTTGATAATTTTATTTATTACACTAATTATGATCCATATGACCATATAATGAAACTTGATAGTAATTCTAAATTGTCAGGTTGTTTTAGTGATACACCAATAGCAACAAATAATTTTTTCATGGTTTCAGACATGAGCATGTTAAACCCTTATAATGGCTATATTTCTGCTAAAAGCGACCCCACCGCAAATAATATTTATAAATATATTCGATATTATCAAGATGGCGATGGTAATTTTAATATAAAATATAATAAAGATATTGGAAATCGTGGAAGAGCATTTATAAACTGTTTTGGATATGAATTAAAACAAGAAAAGGATTATATTTTTCATGTTAATAAAGAAACTTCTTCCAATAATGACCATTGGATCGGTGTTGTGTTGAAGCTTGGTAAAAATGTTGCTGATTATGATGATGCGAACACAAGAAAGGCTGGGTTCAATATACTAATTCGAGCAGATAATAGATTACAGATATATACACTTCTTGATGGTGTTGCTACACAAGATTCCAGCACATCTTTTACAAATTATAAATATTTTAAATTTAATGTAAGCCCGAAAGTTGGTGATAATAATTCATTTATTTTAACAGTTTCTGGATCAATAACACAAGATGGATCATTTACACTAATTAATAGTATTGAAGCTCTATATAGCGATTATGATAATTTCACAGATGATCAACCTATGTATTTATGTTTTGTAAATAGAGATTCTTGGGCTGGAAATGTAAAATTCTTTGTATAAATTTTATTTAAATAATTTAAGAAAAGAACATATAATCTTTTATTAAATTGTAATTAAGTAATCATTATTTAGTAACCAGTTGATTGTGTATGTTTAAATCCTTTTGATATTGCACCAACTATATCATTAGCTACTTTCTTTTTAATACCGCTTGATTTTGATTTAAGCCAATTTAGAACATCGCCAAAAATACCACCTCCACACATTTTACATGAACATTCATCTTCTGCTAATTCTGGTGATTGGCAATGACAGCCGTTACCAACAATTTCATTTTCAGCATTTGTATATTCTCTTGGAAAAACTTCTTGTAAAAAGAGTTTTTCATTTTGTGCATTTTGTTCATCATTGATTTGTTTTTTGTACAATAGTAATTCACCTCCTGACTGATCCATAAATCTGTCAAATAACTGTTTCTCAGCAATAAGATTGAGAGATTCTAAAGCTCTAAGATCTTCCTCATTTTGTACATTATCGACACCTATGTTTGTTGATAATGGTTCAACATATGGTATTGTTTGTAGTTCTAATGGTATACGTGTCATTTGTCGCATATATATATCATGTAATAAATGATCAACTAAATCAAAAGAAATTAAATTTTCCATTATATATTATAATACAATAAAATAAATAATGATTGAATATGAAGGATATGGAATAACAGATTTTTTTAGAAATGTAGTAAATAAAACAACAAGTACAATATCAAATATAACAGCACCTATAGTACATGGATTTATGAAATTAATACCAGCATCTGCAAGAACATTTTTGAATTGGCGAAATGGATACAATAATAAAAGTCAGAATACATTGCAAAATTTTGGTAGATTTAGAATTAAATCAATTTATATAAGAAAGTGTCCAGTTCAACAGGTGTTAATAAACGTTATGAATGTTTTATCTTTTGGTTATTTTAAAGACTTAATGGATAAATATGGATATGATCAATTGTTTCATTTACAGGTTATAGTACTATTAGAAAACAATCAATCTATAACCATAGAAAAAAATGAAGAAATTGATATTTATAATAAAGCTAATTATGGAGAATCTAAAGGATGCCAAATTATTGAAGTCCAATTGCCCGTTGATTTTGCAATGACATTAAAACAATTTGTTGACAATGCAAAGAGGAATACTGGGTCGCTTCAAAAGTGGTTTGATTATGATGCTTTTAGAAATAATTGTCAATTTTTTATTTTAATGTTATTAAGATACAATGCATTAATGCGAACTGTTGATAATTCATATATCAAAGATTTTATTTATCAACCGATGGATCAATTATATAATGATTTGAATAAGAATACTGGTTGGTTAGCTCCCTTAGCAAAAGCTGTGACGAGAACAGGTGCAATATTTAATAAGATTATTGGTAAAGGAATACCTAAAGAAAAAGTAAATGATGAATTATACAATGTATTAAAACTCTTAACATTTGATATGAATAAAGCATCAATTGTTGGATCTTTTAGTAATCCAGATTTAAAATACTATTCTGACATTGATGTACTTGAAAACGTTGAGATATCAATAAAGAAACTATCAAAATTATTTCAAAAGAAAGTTATCACAATAGTTAATGATCCAAGAATATCAATAATTGATATTAAATTGGGTAATATACCATCATTGCAAGTAATTGATGAATTTATGTATTTTGCAAAAAGTGGTCGTTTATTAAGATATAGACCGAAAGAGTCAAGACTTAAATTACAAAAGATCTATGACCAAAAACGAATTACAAAAGCTGAATATGAAAAAGGAAAAAAACTATTAGTGGATAATCCAAATTTTAAAGAAATGAATAAGATTTTAGAGCATTTGAGATTTCATATTTTGAGATGGACACCACAGGAAATAATAAACGGTGTGAAAGAACATAGAGGAATAAAAATCACATTAGTTGATGCATTAAAATCGCCTGGTATTTTTAAAATGGATACAATCTTTTTATCTAATAAAACATCAAAATATGAAGAAATTAATATTTTATATAATTTAAATCATTCTGTATCAATTAACCCTAAAAGAACTATTATATCTGATATTTATAAATTGTATAATCAAAAACATTATATGAAAACTATAAAACGTATTATGGCATTATTAGACTATAAACGAGAATATGAAAACTATAATGAAACAGATATTATTAATGATATATCACCATTTATGAATGGTATAGTTGGTCCTATTAATATACTTATTAATGATATAACATTATTACAAACATTAAATAGTCAAGATGGTGATACACCATACATTGAAAATATAAAAAACGCTATTGATGAAAAATTAAATTCTCTTTTGACCCTTAAACAACTAGAAGAATTAGAAACCGAAATAAAAGACTCAACTAAAGATAAATTAGATATTATACTTAACTTTTTACAGAAAATGGTGGATGATGAAGCAAAGATATTTTTAAAGAAAACAAAGATTTTTACTAATTTTTAAAATATATAAAAGCAATTTACTAAATATTTTTTTATTTAGTAAATTATTTTGACAAAAGCAATTGAAGAAAAGATAAAAATCTTTTCTTAAATTATAAATAATGAGTTCGCATCGTTTTGATAAACCAGTTCATATAAGAGAATTAAAACAAATTAATAGTGATGGTTCAATTGATGATTTATTAGAAAAAATTACAAATCATGATTCTATTTTACAGTCTATGCCAATAAATACAACTATTGCATCTTTGATTACAAGAATTCAGGAACTTGAAGATTATATAGAATTATTAAAAACGACATATACAATTATTGAGAATTAATAATAATTTTCTCAATATAGATTATTATGGCAAGTTCAAACTATGGATATTCGACCCACACAAAAGCAATTACTGATGATCACGCAACACGAGTTGGTTCATTAGAAAGTGATAATACTGCAGAGAAAGCTAAAGTAGTTACACTTCAAAGTAATGTTTCCACTCTACAATCAGAAGTTACAGCCCTTGAAGCCGCAGTAAATAAGTCAGATTCAAATGACGATTCTGTTAAAAGTACGCTTCTAGCTATTGTAAGCTATCTAGACGACTTTAGTGAAGGCTATACAGTTAAAAACAGTAGCGATGAGGTTATTGACCCACCTGACTGGTCTGCTCTTACCACAGCATTAAATGCTTTACAAGATCATGAAATCGCATAAAAATATACAAATGGTTTAAACTAATCAAATATGGTTAGTTGAAATCATAACTTAATAAAATTACTTTTTCGTTTTTCCCTTTTTCTTAGCTACTGCTGTTGGCGTTGCTTTTGGTGTTGCTTTTGGTGCTGCTGTTGCTTTAGCTGCTGCTGTTGCTTTAGTTGCCGCTGTTGCTTTAGTTGCCGCTTTTGGTGCTGCTGTTGCTTTAGCTGCTGCTGTTGCTTTAGTTGCCGCTTTTGGTGTTGTTTTTGGTTTTGCTTTCGGTTTTGCTTTCGTTGACGATTCTTTTAATGCATATAATTCTTTATCATGTTTACTTATTTCTAAATACTGTTTTCCTAGTGGTGTAAGTTTAATTTGAGATCCCCATTTTTTATTATTTAATACATTAGGTTGTGACAACCATCCTTTATTAATCCAGTCAACATATTTAATGCCATATTCAGTTAATTTAAAATCTTTTACTAGTCCCGTCTGTTCCAACTTCTTAAAAAAATGAGACCCTGGAGTAAACTGTATAGGTATATTAAGTTGTGGAATACTCAAATACTCTTTGCCTTTGTCATCCCTTACCTTTCCAAGATCATTATCATATTTCTTCATTTGTTCTACTTCTTCTACTTCTTCTTTATCTAGACTTTCTTTATTGGATAGAATTTTAGTTAATAAATCTAATTCTGCTTCTTCTTCATCGGTTAAGCCTCCACTTGGACGCTTGTCAGATAATAATTTGAATCGTTCTTTAGCTGAAGCGTGATCAAAAGTATCTCTATAATCTCGTAATACTCGTAATTCAAGTATTTCATCATCACTAAGTTCTTCTTTTTTATCAATTAATTTATCTAAAAGTTTACGGAATCGTTCATCATATATTTCTGCTTCGGATGCGGATTCTTTTTGTAAATTTTCAGCTGCATCAGGTATAGCTTTCGTATCAGGTATAGCTGCTGCATCAGGTATAGCTTTCGTATCAGGTATAGCTGTTGCATCAGGTTTATCTTTAGGTGATGTAGGAATTAGTGGTAAAGCTTTTGACGATTTTGATGATGGTTTTAATCGTTTCAAAGGAGTAGTTGGTGTTTTCGCGGTATTATTCAGTTGTTTATCTAATGTCATCCATTCCTTTGCTTCTTCGCGTGTTGCTGTTTTATTTTTTATTTTGTAAAATAATGTACTGAGTCTCTGTTGTGGATTTGGTATGACAGTATGTATTATTGACTTTGGTGGTGGATGTGTGGGTTTTGATGGTGAATTAGGAAACAATACTTTTTTAATATCACCTATGTATTGTTGTGATTTTGTTCCTTGTAAATAATTATATAAATCATCGGGCGATTGCATTGATTGTAATTTTTGTACTACAATTTTCTTTCTAATTCCTTTTGTTTGTGAAATTTTCTTTAATATATCATTATGTATATTAGAAGTTATATGTGCAACAGTTGGTGGTACACGTGGTGCTGGTGCTGGTGGTGCTGGTGGTGCTGGTGGTGCTGGTGGTTGTCCTCCTGTAGGATCTGGAATTGGTGGATCTGGCAATGGTCCTAATAATTTTGGTTGTGGTATATTTGGTGTCGATGCTGTCGAAACATTTATTTGTTGTAATTCTGGAGTCATTAAGTATTCATATGGTGTATAAAGTTCATCATTTAAAGATGCAGCTTGTCCTTGTTTAGTCACCTCAGTCATTAAATTTAATCTTAGATCTTGTTGCATTTGAGACGAAACACTTAAGAAGTATACAAACATATATATTGCCCTAATTTCTTCTGCATAAGATATCCACCCCTTTACCTCTGCATTGTTACTTAGAGTTGGATCTAGTTTGCCAGATTTGTTGTTTTCAATATTGTTTATAATAGGACTTAGTAATTGAAGAATATTTGATAATTGCCCATCCGAAAATTGAAATGCATTATTTAATATTATCCCTTGAATTTTATTCAGGAGGTTTTCTGGTATATCATTGTACGGACTAGAAGTAGCCAACCATAATGAAGACAATAGTTGAATTTGATCAAATAATTGATTATATTGAATAAATTCAGTTGGAAATGATATAGGACCAACATTTGCTTGAAGTGCGATAGATGGATCATTAAGTTCTGCTCTCTCCATTTCACGATCTGCCATATCTTTTAAATATTTGGTCGTAATACTTTTCGCATAATTGAAGTCATCTCGTGATCCCATACCAGTCATTTGATCATTTGGGTTCATCCATGACGGTTGAGTATATATACCTAAGGGTTTTAACTGATTTTCAAAATCATATGGTATTGGTGGATTAAGTGCCTTGTATATATTTTGTGAATTATAAAGAAATTGTTGATTTGCTATATCATTGTTTAATGTATTAATTCTTTCCAGTTCATATAACCGATAATATTCATCCATTTTATATATAATTTACAAATATATTTATTTTATTTTGTAAATTGCTTTTTTCAACTTTTGACAAAATAATTGAATAATAAAAATATTTTCTGTATATTATATTATGGAACCTATTAGTATAACAGCATTAGCTATATCATTAGCAAGTATACTCGGTTATTTAATTAAAAAAAAGTTAAAAAAAAGTTCATGCACATCGGAATCTTCAAATTGTACTTCGAGCTTACAAGTTGATTTAAACAATGAAATTAAAAATGAATTACATCAGGATTTAAGAAAGGCAACGCATGATATAATAAATGAAATATCACCGCATATTTTAAAATTGCAAGCAGAGTTAAGAGAATTAAGAGAATTAAAAAGCATTAGTATTAATGAAGATAATGACGAAGATATTTAAATATATTTACGTTGAAATAGAAGCAGTATGGAAATTTGAGCATTGTTTTGCATCTTTAATGGTAATCGTGTACCCGTTAGTTTATTTTTCCACCATATAGATATCTCAATATCAGAAATGGAACCATCTCTCATACACAAGAATCTATAATTTGTGGGATCATACACTAAGGATCCATCAATTTTACCAAACACTGAAATCTCAGTCAACACATCAACATAATCAATTGCAGAATTTGCATTTTGTTCTTCCAATAATACATTATTATCTTCTATTCTCAAGACCCCTCCTTCAACTTGAGGGTATACTACTAAATTATTGCTCGTAAATTGAATCGCAGAACATGGCATAATGTAATCTATTGAACTTTGATATTGTGTCAATTTAATATAATCTTTATCATTATCATATGGATCATTGACAAGAATTTCAACGTAATTAAATTGATAATCAATGCCTAGTTTATATTGTTGATCTTTTTTGAGAATATGTGGATAATTATTCAGAATTCCCCATAAATTAGTATCAAAATATAAACTATATTGCTCTTTTTGTGGTAACGTTGAAGTTGAATTTGAGCTCCATCCATTTTTATCAAAGTATATATTAAAACCGTCATTGCTATATTCACAAACCGATTTTTTTGTTTCTAGGTTGACAGTTGTAGAATTATCATATTGAGCGTACCATGTTTTGAATTGCTGATTTAAATTTTCTTGTATTGTTTCAAAAGTATTATTTACCATTAATGCTAAATGACCAAAATCGTAAACATAGTAATATGGATCATCTTGTTGTTTTGTATTATTTTTTAACGATGTTATAGATTGATCAAATGGTATATATAATAATGGTGCTGATGAAACTAAAGATGTTGATTCGGTATTTCCTGAAATTTCACATTCGACATTTAATGATATAGTAATATTATAAACTGTTTCATTTAATGATTCTTGTTTTATTCTCGGAATAAATACAGGAATATCATATGCACCACGAAAATCGCATTTAGCAACACATACTTTCCACTGACTAGTATCATTAATTATTTTACCGTTCGTGACTTCATAAAAATTCGAAGGTGGATCATTTGTTACAGTAGATTGAACAACTTTATTATTAATTAACTTAAGACTATAAAATATATAATCGTTTTGACTCATTATAATTTAAGAAAAGATTTTAATCTTTTCTTCAATTGCTTTTGAAAAAATAATTTACTAAATAAAAAAAATATTTATTAAATTGCTTTTACAAAATAATTTAAGAAAAGATTTTAATCTTTTCTTCAATTGCTTTTACAAAATAATTTAAGAAAATATATAAAAATAAAAAAAATATTTTTAATATTATATATATACATGAATAATATTGTTAAAGTCAAAACAGTAGATCGAAGTGTTGTTCCTAACATAAAAGGTATGACCGCTATAAATCTTAGTACACAGAGTAGAACTAGAAAGGCATCAGCTGCTGAATCGTTAAATACTGGGAGTATGAAGATTAATGTTACTCCACCATCTAAAAATATGTTATGTGATAGAAAAGCATATCTTGATACAGATACGGTTATTGCTGTAAATGTAACAATTGGCGCAATTACTGCTAACAAACCGATTATAGATTTAAAAAATATTGCGCCCAATGCTTTCCCTGTTTCTTCTATGCTCCAATCATATGGCATTGTATATAATAGTCAGCAAATTACAACAAAAATTGAAGACCATTTCGATTTGGTTCAACTATTGAGTTCTTCTCGTAAATTCAGACAGCAAGCCGTCGCCCCGAGTCAAAGACGTTTATTTTTGAATCCAGAACAAGGAATTGAAACGTCAGCTGGACAATACGGTAATATGGAACAGGCATTATTTGGTGGTGAAATGCCAAACGGGGCATTTCCTATAGCTTATTGTCTTGAAGATGGCACACTATTGAAGGGACCTGGTCAATATACTTCAGGTGGTATCATAGTTAAGTATGTAAATGGTATACCTGTTGTGAATGATCTCACTGTTGCTGATGTTGTCACAGTTTATTTAAAAATGACTACACAAGAACCTATTTTCTCATCTCCATTTATTTATAATGATGACGATTCAAATAATCCATTATTTAATATGGATAGTCTTGAACTGGAATTAAAATTTAAAAGTGGACCTTTAACTCCATTTATCTTTAACAATTCTACTAGTGCAAACGCTGTAAATAGTATATCAATATTAGCATTTACAAAATGTGTATTAAATCTAGATTTCATGAAACCAATGTTGACAGAAGATTTACCTCGGACTGTATTTAACAATATGTATGCATTTAATACAAGAAAAAACCATTTTTCTACAGCAGTAGCGGCTGGAGAAGTAGTATCCAATGCACCAAGTGCTAATATGAATCTAGATAGAGTACCACATTATATATATATAAATGTCCGCAGACCAGATGGTTCTTATATGCCAATTACTGGTCTTGATATGACATTTAGTAGTGCAACAAGTCTTATGGCAAATCGTTCTCAACATGATTTATTTAATTCTTCAAGAAACAATGGTTTAGATATTAATTGGAATATTTTCACAGGTTTGGGAGTGGAATCACCGAATAATGCATCAGCAATTCCCACACAAAGTAAATATAATACAAACTGTGTACCCTTATATGCGTGCGGTGTATTGCTCAGACCTGGTGTAGATTTTCCATTAGAGATAGGTCTTGCTCCAGGTAGTATACTTGCAACACAATTTTCGTTTGATGTCAGCTTTTATAATAACGGGTCGAATGATGTCGCAAAATACACCGTCGAAGCCACCTGTATTTTTGAGGGATTTATGGTACAATCACTAACAAATTGTCAAATAGTATCTGATGGATTTAGTCCACCAGACATCGCTGGAGCACTTTCAGGTCAATTAGATCAAGTTATGGTAGGTGGCTCCTTTTGGGATACGCTCAAAAACATAGGTCAATCCGTATATAACGTCGGAAAAGATCTCTTAGGTAATTCAGATGTGCGTAATGTGATCAAACAGGGTGTATCAAGTATCGGACCAAAAGGACAAGCAGCTGCAGGCATAGCGGGAGCACTAGGATTTGGTGCACATGAAGGTAATCATGTAACTGGTGGCAATTATCATGTAACTGGTGGTATGACGAGACAACATGATCCATCACCTAAATATAAAAATCTCATGGGTATGAAATAAAAGATTTACAAAAAGCTAAAATCTTTTAATATAATATAAAAAAAATCAATTAGATACCGTATTAAATTTGTTACTAAAACGTTAAAACTTATTAAGCTTTTTAATCAAAGGCTTCATAAATTAATATTAGTTTTACAATAACTTAAAATCTTATATTTATATATATAGAATATTATGAATGTTAGCTTTGATATAGTACCATTAAGTAAGATTAAAAAACATCATCCGCTTGCTATCATTAAAGGCAATGATGATAATAAAAGTTTATTCGACAAATTCTTAATTACAAAAGAAGATAAGACAGGAAAAAATAATATTTCAATACCAAGTGATATGCTATTTATTCCACTACCTGACTTTAAAAAACGAGATGTTTATTATATTGTTGGAGCCTCAGGATGTGGGAAATCATATATGGCGTTACGAATAGCACAACAATATAGACGAGCATTTCCAACAAGACCAATTTATTTGATATCGAAATTAGAGAAAGATGATACATTAGATCAACTTGAAGGCATGAGTCGATTGGATTTTTCAAATTGGCATGTTCAAACACCACCTATTGATGCTTTTAAAGATTCATTAGTTATATTCGATGATTTTGATGCTGTTGAAAAAAAAACATTAAAAGGAATTATTACTGTTTCCGATGATATAGCAATTACAGGAAGACACACAAACACAAGCATGATTTATATCTCACATTATCTTTCTAATTATTCACAAACAAGATTAATTTTAAATGAAGCAACGAAATATATTATTTACCCACACGCAACAGCATATCATCCTTTATACTATCTATTAAATAAATACGTAGGAATGGATAAAACACAAATTAAACATTTAAAAAGATTACAAAGTCGATGGTGCTTGATTCACAAGAATTTCCCAAATTATGTAATATCTGAAAGAAATGCATATTTACTAAATAGTAATGGATGGGATGAATAAATTATTTTGTTAAAAGCAATTTACTAAATATTGATGTATTTAGTAAATTAATTTGTTAAAAATAAAATTACTTTACTTTATTATTATTTGGTAGCTTAAATGTCCATTCTATTAAACTAAATCGTTTTGGTATCACTGACCTATTGAATATATTTTCGGCATTTGTTACATTAGAAATATTCCAATTTCTTATGTTATGCTTATCATGATTATTCAAACCAATACAATCTTCGAATACACTGACCATATATTGCACTTTGGAAGTATTCCATTCATTTAATGATTGATTAAAACGTTTACATCCTTTGAACATACCTGAAATATTAATTACATTCGAAATATCCCATTTATTTAATGATTGATTAAAATTTATACAATTACAAAACATGCCCGACATTGTTTTAATATTCGTTGTTTTCCAATTATTTAATGGTTTATTAAAACGTGTGCAATTATAAAACATTTTATCTGTAGAACAAAGATCTAATATATTCCATTTATTTAATGGTTGATTAAATTTATTACAATCATAAAACATACAATTCATATTCGAAACATGTGATATATTCCAATTATTTAATGATTGATTAAATTTATAACATCCATCAAACATATTCTCCATACGAATCACATTTGATGTATCCCAATTGTTTAATGGTTTATTAAATCTTTCACAATCGTCAAACATATAATGCATTAATACAACTTTAGAAGTGTCCCAATTATTCAGTGATTGATTAAAACATACACATTCTTGAAACATACTATACATATTAAAAACATTGCTAGTGTCCCAATTATTTAATGGTTGATTAAACTTTATACATCCAGAAAACATGCAACATAAATTTGTAACATTTTTTATATTCCATTTATTTAACGGTTGGTTAAAATGACTACAATATTTAAACATACTATTCATATCTATAACGTTCGAAACATTCCAGTTATTTAATGGTTGATTAAAATATAGAGAATTAAAAAACATACAAACCATATTAGTAACATTTGATGTATTCCATCGCGTTATATCATCACCATCCTCGAATATACAATCTTCAAAAAGGAAAGCCATACTTGTGACCTTTCGTGTATTCCAAGTTGAAATATGTCCATACTTTTCTTCTGCTTTTTTTCTATCACTAAACCATTCATCAACTGCTGTTTTTAATTGATTATTTGATGGTGCAAATGTTTTCATTTTATATATAAATAGTATAAATATTTTCTTTAAACATTTATAAACCATATACTACAAGTTCGGTTAATATTCCACCACCACTATCGTCATCGAGAATAATACCCATAAATTGAGCACCATCAAAAAAATTATTAGTTATAAATTTATGTCTTACAAATAGTCCAACTTCAGCTTCAGGTACAGTGATCCAATCCGTCACGTCTACCATGTCAGCTGTAAGATTTGTTTTAGATAGTTGAAGTTTAAAAGTACAAGGAGTTGATGTTTTTGATGATATAGCAATACCAATTGATGCCGCTTGAATAGATGACCCTAAACTGATCATTGGTTGATTTAATGCACCGTCAATACCACTAACTATATTATTCCATACAGTTGAGCCCGATTCTGTTTCAACATTAATTGAATTTGTAACCATTGCCCATACGATATTATATACAGATGATGAAACAACATTGTCACAATATGCCTTATTACATGCATCTGTCGATTCGGTTGGTGTTGCAACATTAACGATTTTATTATTATCTGCATCTATTTCATCTTCGACTTTTAATTTGCTTGAAAAAACAGATTCTGATGTATTTAACGCTACAATTTGAGTTTCGCCAAAATAAAAGCCAGTGCTCGGTCTATTTGATTTAAAGCTTATAGCATTACTTCCTCCCCCTTTAAATTCATCCTTAATTGTCATACCCAAGCTACTAGTACCTACTCGAAAATAGTCACCACCAGCAACAAGAACACCATCTACAGATACATTTCCAGTGACAGTTCCACCAGATAATGGCAAATAAGATCCACCAGAAGACCCACTTATGGCATCATCAACATATTTTTTGTTTGCACAATCAGTATCGCTTGTACAAAGTGCCACGTCTGTGATTTTATTTCCACTAAATGAGGTTGTCTTATCTTTTTTGAATATAGCATTTGTTTGGTCATATGATCTATTATTGGTTGTAATTAATATATCGTCATTACTTGCTGTTAAAATATATGCGCCATAACTTGCATTTATATATGTTTGTAATTCAACAGTTTCGCTTTTATGAACGAATCCACTTGTTCCATTTAATCCATTAATTTCGATTTTGCTATCAGTAGTTAAATCACCCGTCAAATTTCCACCTATTTTGTCTAATTTTCCATTTTGTAAAGCTGTAATATCTGTTTCATTTGTATTTGTTTTCGTAGTTAAATTAGAAACTGATGTATCTAAATCATCAATATCTGATTCATTTGTATTTGTTTTCGTAGTTAAATTAGAAACTGATGTGTCTAAGTCAACAATATCTGCTTCATTTTTATTTACTTTAGCTGTCAAATTACTGATATCACCACCACCATCTCCTTTATTATTATAAAATTGTAAATCTAAATAGGTACTAGCTATTGATTTAAAAGTAAAATCTGTTTCTAAATCGACAGTATGATATGAAATTGCTTTAGCGTAGTCATATTTAAAAGTTGCAGATGATCCAGAACTCATTGTTATCTCTGCAAGTACATATTGAGCAGTTTTTGGAAGGTTTAATAGATCCGCTTTAATTTTAATACCATTTAATGAGGCAATTGATGGCTGATTTAATTGGTTATCTGGATCATATACCATTGTATCAGTTGATGCAACACTAGCTAAAGAACTATCTAAAAATACTAATCTTAAATTAAATATTCCAGATGTTGAAACATAAAGACAATATTCTATATCAGTTCTAATATTTTCAATTGATGGCAAACTAGGTAATTTAAGCGTTAAATGACTTGCATTTGATTGAGAACTATAAAGCATGGTAGGAGTTGTATTTGATATTGTTTGTGACAATCCTTCGGTATAATTTGCTAAACTATGAAAAGTTGTAGCTTGTAAAGCAGTTGTTACTTGATTTACTGATGTAATAGATGCTTGCATTATAATTGGGTACGATGAGTAATAAGATTTAGTATTTGAATCATAATCCATTATATTTATATATATAATTTACAAATATATTTATTTTATTTGTAAATTGCTTTTATTTTTATTTTCTTGTATTAATTTATTATGAATAATTCCATCGATTTAGTATTGAATGAAATAAAGAAAGATGCATTAAGTAATGAAGATTTACAAGATTTACTGAATGAGCAAATACAAATTACTAAATACTCAGATATAAATAAATTATCGCATGCTGACCAATTATTTGATCGATTGGGTCGAGGCATTGTATTGTATAATTGGAGTCCGAATGAAGGGCATTGGGTAAGTTTAATAAAAAAAGGCAATGTTATTGAATTTTACGATCCATATGGTAATACAATGGAGGGATTACCAGATAATATTAAAATTCCTGAACAAATTCAAGATTCTAATGGTATGTCTGATAATATATTGGGTAAAATAATTAAAGAATCAGGCTATACACTTTTACAAAAACCAGAAAGACATCAGACACAAATTAGAGATATAAATACATGTGGTCGCCATGTTGCACTTCGCTTACTTTTACGTAATATGTCATTATTGCAATACAATCAATTAATGAAAAAAATAAAAGATGAAAAAATAGATCTTGATGAATTTGTTGGTGTATTAACTGAAATAATGAGTGGTGATGTTACTTTAGACCAATTAAATAGTTTCAGTGGTTCTGGAATTCATGTACCACACATGAGTAAGCAAGCATTAGAACAGTTCAACTGCTCAACTTGATGGTGCAAAATTTAATGTTGAATGGTTTACAGATACTTTTCATTGGTTGTGATAAATTAGTGTAAATATGAAAAAAATGTAAAAATACACTTAAAGGTTAGACAACATTGTAATGTATAATATGGATTTTTGCAAAATTGCACAATATCATAATTGCCGCGAATCAAGTGTAAAAACATATATTCGGTCATACAAATGGTTATGTGATCAAAAAACAGACTTTAACTATGATAATGTATTGAAAATTATAAATGATAGTTGTATCAAGTCAAAACGTAGTAGATTAAATGGGATCATTAAAATTTTAGATTATAATCAGAAATATAATGACCTACTAGAAAAGCTTAAATTATTACAGCCTAAAATTGATAAAGAATATAATGATTATAATACTTTTCGCGATATTGATAATACAGTTATTGAATCATTACCATCGTGGAATGATATGGTAACAAAGAAAAAAGAATACGACATGAATCCACCAACAAATCATATTGAACGACAAATATACTTATTTTTATCGATCCTATTAGAAATACCACCCTTAAGAAACGAAGATTATTGTAGTACTAAAATTATCAAAACCTCATCAGATGATGATGATGAAAATAATTACTTGATTTTGTCCACTAATGAATGGATATTAAGAAAAGGAAAGACTTCAAAAAATGGAATTCGAAAATTTAATTTATCTGACTCATTAATGAAATTAATTAAATCTTATGCAGGTAATGAGATTTTTTTATTTCAAACACAAAATAGTCGCCAAATGAAAATTAACCATTTCGGCAATATATTAAAGAAATATTTGAGTGTTAGTTGCAGTATGCTAAGAAATATTTATGTTAGTTACAGATATGATCAAGGAATTACAGGACAAGAAAGAAAAACATTAGCAAAAAATATGGGACATGCTCCAACAACACAAGCAACAATTTATGCTAAACTATCAAAAGGGATACAAAAACAATCAGAATTAGATAAAGTAGTTAATTTAGCAGTTGAAAGATTGGGTGAAGATAAACTAATTAAAATGTTAAATGCTCTTTGTGAATAAATTTAAAGTTTACTAGATGTAGTACATTTTAAATTAATCAAATAATTGTGTGTAAAACGCGGTGGTAAAAAATACTTAAAGATTTTTATATATATTAAAGTATATAAAAATGTCAGAATTTAAAATTATCAACTTATTAAATCTTGAATGGATTAAAAACACTAAAGAGTCTAAATGGTCTGGTGCTCAAGACCATACAATCAAACATAAAAAAAAAAATGAAATTGTTATAAAATCATGGACCAAAAAATATGGACAAATGTGGACATCATGTATGCCAGAGAGTATGAAAACCTTATTAAATAGAAACCGTGGAATATATGAATATATTATTGACTTCCCATTTAAAGTGTATTTTGATATTGACCACAAAGGCAGAGATGAAAAATTACTGAATAATATTCTGGATAATATTAAACAACACTTTATTAATGCAGATATTGCAGTAAGTGGCTCTATTACTGATGATAAAACAAGCTATCATATTGTTCTTAATAATTATGTGATCGAGAATGAAGAACAACGAAGCGAATTTTTAGGATGGTTAAAAGAACAAGGCAAACCATACGATGCATGTGTATATAAAAAAAATCAAACTATGAAATGTATTAATCAATCTAAACAAAATCGCGAAACCCAAGATATTATATTTAATGATAATATTGAACATCATATTATCACAGCTTATATACCAAATGATACGTTACAATTTCCAAGGCTTCTTTCAGATAAAATTCTACATAAAATGAAGCAGGAAAGCACAAGAAATGGATTTGATCTTTCCAAATTACCAAAAATGAAATTAATAATACCGAATAAAGCCAGCTTAAACCCTGATGCGGTTGAATTATTAAATTTGGCACCAATTAATGAAAATTTTGATCATGGTTATACACATTATGTATGTAGATTTGCTTTCCATAATAGTATCTCATTTTCGGACTTCTGGAGTTGGAATTGCAAAAAAAATAATTCATCTGATAGACTGCAAAAATGGCTCAATCATTGGAATAAAATGGAAACATTCCCTGCTGTATCTAAAAGCAGTTTTATGTTCCTACTATATAAATTTTACCCTGATATATATAAAACAAGAGCATTCAGAAAGTTTAAGCAAATGACAGACATTAAAGTAGATACATTAACAAAATATTTAAATACCATAGATATTGATACACTTCATAAGTATTCAATATTAGCTCACCCAATGGGTTGTGGAAAAACAACAAATGTGATTAATTATGTTCTTAAAAATAACAGTAAAAAAACAATATGGATCACTCCACGTCGTGCACTTGCTAGAAATACAGCTCAAAGATGCAATGATGCAGGTCTTAAAATGATAAACTATTTAGATTATGCAAACAGTCGAGAAAAAATAGAAGAATTACCACAACAAGAGCAATTAATTATTAATACTCAATCATTATTTTATCTTGATGAAATTCAAAGCATATATGACATTGTAGTTATTGATGAAATAGAAACAGTTTTAAAATCATGGACAGCATATAATACTTTCCCAGGTGATAATTTGGAGGAATGCTGGAATGTGTTCATTAATATTTTAAAATCTGCTAAAAAAGTAATTCTTATGGATGCATTCATTACTGACATTACACTTAACTTTATTAATCGCTTTGATTCATCGGCTTATAAAAATATAATTAGTGCACAAGATCCACCAAAAGGTCGAAAAATGAAATTATTGAATGAAAGAACATTGTCCGTATGGTTAAAATATATCATTGATGATTTAAAAAATAATAAAAAATTATTTATTTTTTATCCATATAAAAAAAACTCGTCGAAGTATCCATCTATGGAAAAACTAAAAAATGAAATTGAGAAACAAACAGAAAAACAGGGAATATGTTATCATGGTGATAGTGGAAATGAAGTTAATGATTCTTTAAAAGATGTAAATAAATCATGGTCGAATTTCGATTTTATTCTTACAAATAGTAAAATTACTGTAGGTGTTAATTTTGATAAAGAAAGATTTGATCGTGTATATTTGGCACTCGCTGGATTTAGTTCTCCACGCGATGTTATCCAAGCATCATATAGAATTAGAAATTTAGCAGACAATGAAGTTATAGCAACAATTCTAAATCTAAATAAATTTTCAAGCATTGATGAAAGTCATCGTGTAAAAGATAAGAATTTTAAAAAGCTAGTCAATGATCTAGTTACTGAAGATTCATCACCAATTATCCAAACATTTAAATTGTTTTCTCATAAGGCACATTATACATTTGTTGATGTACCGATTCATTTAAACAAAAAAGAAGAAAAAGCATACTTAGAATATTTACAAACTGATGACACATACTATAGTTGGAATGCCATCACATGTATTCATGAAAAATATGAGAAAATTTTAAAAGAAAGATTAGAAAAAAACCCATTAGATATTTATATTGAAGAAGAGATGGCACTTAATAAAAAACAAGAAATCGAAGAAATCAAATCACGAATATATGCAGGATGTGCAGCCATGGAAGATATACTAATGATGCAAAAATTTTACTTTCAAAAGTTATTTAATAAAAAAACATCAATACATAAAATTGCTAAAGCATGGGATAATAAATATATTGAATTTGTTCAAAAGTATCTTTTTTTCTTCAACATTAAGATTAAACAAAATATACCAATGGCAGGAGAAACCAGTAAAATGAAAAAGATTTTAGATAAACATAAACTAACTTTAAACTCAGCAATTAATGAAATAAAAAACTGTATACTTACAGATAAAGACAAAGAAGAAATTAATGATTATATTCTTGATGATCAAAAATTAAATAATTCATCACCAATTAAATATATTAGTAAATTAATTAATACATATTTTAGTGGATATCATATTGTTTATAAACAAACTAAAAGTAGACATGGGGAATTTGTGAGAACAAAAAAATTTAATAAAATAATCTCATTCTGTAAAAAAAACATATATGATTGGGAAGAAGACAATGAAGAAGTACTAATAATTGATGATATTGACATGTAAATATTGAAAAAAAGAACACGAGTCAGTACATTATAATGAAAAAAG